CCTCGAAAGAGGGATGAGAGGGTAGCGAATCTCATTTAACATTGATGCAGTGATTTCGGCAATGTGCAAGTGATTGCAAACCGCTTCCAGCGTGAGCGCGATGCATGGGTTCTTGATCCTGATTACGCCAAGATGACAGTGCTGCGCCCTTACCAGCAAGTCGAATTGGCCAAGACTGGCGATGCTGAAAAGCGTATGCTGATCGTTGAGTGGGGTCACAAAGTGTTGGCTGAAAATGCCCATGGTTTGGCAGCAGACCTGATTACTTCCTAATCGGAAGGTAAACGGAAAGGGCCAGGGAAACTTGGCCCTTTTTTAACATGATTAACAAAAGACTATTTAGCGAAAACAAAGATCAAGGCATCAAACGAATTTGGCATGAGAATGCTGAAACTGGCGATGTGACCATTGAGACCCAACAAGATGTGACTGCCGTTATTGAGGCCAACAAGGCCATCTATAACGCTGTAGACGAGAAAGCCAACTGGACCGGTGAGTGGCACTTGGTGGCATCCATCCCCGAATCCCTTTATTACAAGATGAAGGCCGAGGGCAAGATCGATGACCAAGAGTACATGAAACGCTGGCTCAACGACTCCGACAACCAATTTTTTAGAACTCGCCCTGGGAAAGTATGAACTACATTGCTGTATGCACACCGGCCCGTGATCAGGTCCACACAAATTACACCTATTGCATGGTGAATATGGTGGCTTATCACACACTCAACACCACAGACGCAATCAGCCTGAAATTGATGCAAGGCACGATTATCCAAAACCAAAGGGCTGACCTTTGCTTGGATGCCATGGCCGAAGGCTGCACCCACATTCTTTTCATTGACTCGGACATGACGTTTCCACAGGACATGGTCCAGCGGCTCTTAAAGCACGACAAAGAGATTGTGGCTGCCAACTGTGCCAGGCGCAGAATGCCCACTGGACCAACTGCCCAGAACTATGACGCTGACGGCAAGCGCCAGGCGGTCTACACCATGGAAGATTCCACTGGATTAGAAGAGGTGGGAAGCATTGGAACGGGCATAATGCTGATCAAGCGCGAGGTGTTTGAGGGCATGAGTGAGCCATGGTTTGATATGCCATGGCAGACCACCAGAGGCTACATGGGTGAGGATGTGTTCTTTTGTAAGAAAGCTCAAGAGCTGGGTTACAAAGTCTACATCGACCATGATGTCTCAAAGGAAATTGGCCACATTGGCACGTTTGAGTTTCGCCATGAACACACTTGGATTGTGAAAGAAGAGATGGAAAAAGAGGCCCAATAATGGCACTGACAACCTATACAGAGCTGAAGACATCCATTGGCGACTGGCTTAATCGGTCGGACCTGACCACGGCCATCCCTGACTTTATCTCTCTGGCCGAGGCGCAAATTGAAAGAACACTGCGCACCAGGCAAATGCTGACTAGGTCAAATTTGACAGTGGATGGAGAGTTTGAAACAACCCCTGCTGACTTTTTGGAAGTCAAAGCATTTAAGTTGACCAGCACAAATCCAGACACACCCATGTCTTTTATGACAATGGATGCCTTAGACCAAGAATCAACAAAATTTACAGGCAGTGGCAGGCCAAAGTTTTTTGGTGTGGTTGGCACTGAGTTTCGTTTTGTGCCGACACCAGATGCATCCTACACGGCAGAAATTGTGTACTTTGCAAACCTTAATAAACTGTCTGCAAGTGTTGCAACCAATTTTATTTTGACATCGAGTTCTGATATATATCTTTATGGAGCGCTATTGCAGGCCGCGCCATATCTTCAAGATGATGCGAGAATTCAAGTGTGGGCGACTCTTTATGAACGCGCATTAAATGACTTACAAGTGGCCGATGACCGAGGCTCGACCTCTGGCGGCAAGCTGTTAATCCGCGCAAAAACTTTTGGTTAAGGACTAAAAATGGCAGATACCACAACCACAAACCTATTGCTGACCAAGCCAGAAGTTGGCGCAAGCTCAAACACTTGGGGGACCAAGGTCAACACAGACCTTGATTTGGTCGATGCAATTTTTGCAGCTGCCGGCACTGGCACAAGTGTTGGCCTCAATGTTGGCGCTGGCAAGACCTTGGCGGTCGCGGGTACGCTGACGGCCACAGGCACAACAAACCTAACCTCGCCAGCTGTCACTACGGGACTCACGACACCATCAACAACATTTGCCCTGGTCAACACCACAGCGACCACTGTGAACTTGGCCGGTGCAGCGACTGCTGTGAACATTGGCGCTGCCACAGGGACTGCCACAGTAGCAAACACCACTTTGGCGGCTAAAGCAATCACTGCAAGCACGACATTGGCGGTGACAGGGACATCGACACTCACTGGCGCAGTCACAGCAACGGCAGGGGTGACAGGCCCACTCACATCAAGCAATGTGGCGATTACGGGCGGCTCAATTACTGGCATTACCGATTTGGCGGTGGCTGATGGTGGCACTGGTGCTTCTACTGCACAGGCTGCATTGAATAATCTCTTGCCATCACAAACATCTGCTGCCAACAAATATCTGCAAAGCGATGGCACAAACGCATCATGGGATGCAATTGCTGTTAATACTTCTGACATCACAGGAACTTTGGCAGTGACCAATGGCGGCACTGGCCAGACAAGCTACACCGATGGTCAGCTGCTGATTGGTAACAGCACCGGCAACACTTTGACCAAGGCATCTTTGACGGCTGGGTCTGGCGTGACCATCACCCCAGGCGCTGGGTCCATTCAAATTGCATTCACTGGACCAGGCTCTGGCTCAGTGACAAGTGTGGATGTATCGGGCGGCACAACTGGACTGACTACAAGCGGTGGCCCAGTCGCATCATCCGGCACAATTACCCTAGCAGGCACACTGGCCCCTGCAAATGGCGGCACAGGGGTAGCAAACAATGCTGCTATGACTGTGACAGGTTCTGGCAACTTTGCCTACACAAGGACTCTGACAGGCACAACGAACGTCACATTCCCAACAACGGGAACATTGTCTACTTTGACAGGTACAGAAACCCTGACAAACAAGACCATAAATGCGTCAAATAATACAGTTACAAATGTACCTTTATCTACAGGCGTAACAGGAACACTTCCTATTGCCAATGGTGGTACAAATTCATCTGCAACGGCAACGGCTGGAGGGGTGGCTTATGGCACAGGTACAGCAATTGCTGTTAATACGGCTGGTACTTCTGGTTTCTTTTTACAAAGTAATGGAGCAAGCGCACCTACTTGGGTGGCCGCTAGTGCTGGCGCATTAACTTTGCTTTCAACTATTACGGCAAGCGCATCAGCAACTGTTGATGTAGAGACTACTTTTAGCTCAACCTATCGTGCGTACTTGATAATTGGTACGGGGGTTTTTTGTGCCTCCGCTGCTTTTCTTACTTGCCGATTAAAAATTGGTGGTGCTTATGACAACGGTGAAAATTATGCACTTCATAGGCAGAGCCAAGCTGCAAATGGTGGTGGTTATACAGGAGATGCCAACACCGGTGCAGACCAAATTCAAATGACCGGTACTATGTCTACGTCAAGGTCGGCAAATTTTGTAATGACTGTGTATTTTCCATCTGATACCGCAAGTGAAAAAGTACTTGATTGGAAACTTGCTCCCGGCAGGCTAAACAACAATGTCTCAACGGGTACTGTTGGATATGCGTCAAATAGCGGCACTGATGCACTGACTGGAGTTCGGTTCTTTTTTAACACTGGAAATATTGCATCAGGACAATTTCGACTTTATGGTATAGCAAACAGTTAAGGAATAATCATGGCAAGATTTCACACAACGGCAGAAGGCAACATTCCGTTTACTGCCGAGGAAGAAGCAATAAGAGATGCAGAAGAAGCGGCATATGTTGCTGGTGCTGATGCCCGTAAAGCAGTTGAAGTTCGTGCTGAACGTGACACTAAGTTAGCTGAAACTGATTGGAGATTTCGTAGCGATATGACTCCATCACAAGAGTGGAAAGACTACTGCCAAGCATTGAGAGATGTTCCTTTGCAGAGTGGTTTCCCTTGGACTATTACTTGGCCTGTTGAGCCACAATAAGGAGCAATCATGGCTGTAACTAGCGCACAAATTGTAGATTTTCTGGTAGCAAATCCTGGCATGACTGATGCCCAGATTGCTGCTGCGATGCAAGAATATAACGTCACCCCTGCACAAATGGCTGCGGCTGTTGGTTTGCCAACTGAGGCGGTGCAAGAACGCTATGTTGCGGCTGCTCCAAATACTTATACCGCTGAAAATGTTAATAAATTAGCGGATCAGATTCTTTCTCAAGGCACTACTGAAGCGTGGACGGGTGGCTTACCTCCTGAAAAAGCCGCTTTGTATATGGCAGATGAGTTGGCTAAAAGTGGTGTAACAAACATTACGCAAGTTGCCAAAGGCGATGATGGAATCATTAACGCTATGACAGGTGAGAAGTTAATCTCTGGTTATGGTGAGCGTACAGGTGGAAACCTTTGGTCTGGTTCTTACGAAGGTAAGGGTAATACTGGTTTTGGTGTTAACTTTGATGAGTCTGGTAAGCCTGTTTTCTATACTCAAGGCGCATCTTCTAGCACTCTAAAAAATGATGTTCTTAAACTAGCGGCTGTGGCTGGTTTGGCTTATGGTCTTGGTGGTGGATTTGAGGGTTTATTTGGTGGTGCTAGTGGTGCGGCAGGAACTGTTGGCACTACTGGCTTAACAATGGGTGAACTTGCTCAACTTGATCTTGCTCTTGGTGGTGCAGGTGGTACTGCGGGTGCTACAAGCCTTGCGGGTGCATTGACTACTGGTGCGGCTGTTCCTACCTTGACCAACTTAACGGGTGGTAGCGGTGTTGGCACATTGGGTGTTACTGGTGCTAATGGTGCTTTCTTAGGCGAGGGTGTTTTATCAGGAGTACCCGCATTTGATGCGGCTTTGGCTAATGCTACTGTTGGCGCAACTGGTTTGACAGCGGCTCAAATTGCGGCATTAACTGCTCAAGATTTAGCTGTAGGAGGAGGTGCTTTAGCGGGGACACCACCTGCAACTATACCT